CCGTTCCAGCGCCGCCAGCGGTCCGCCGGTAAAGAGCTGCACCCGCAGCGCCGGCCCCCTGTCCCAGCGCGATGGCGCCGCCGCAGGCAAAGGATCGAGCGTCAGCCCGAGCGACGCCGGCACGTCGAGAATCCGGTTGAGCGTGTAGCCCGCATCGGTGGACGACGAATACGCCGCCACCGGCCCCGGCCATGGCGACGCCGCCGCCGCAAGATACGGCGCATGGGGCACATCCCCCTCCGACAGGAGCGGAAGGTCCAGAAACACCGGCTCGACAGGCGCCGGCGGGCGAGGCGGGCGCACGGGGCTCGCATCCTCGTCCGGCACGGCAGCAACATAGGCGCCCGGCTCCACCCGCACGGCCTCGATCAGTTGCCCCTGCCCGAGCTCCACACGGTCGATGCGAAAGTCGCCCTCGCCCCCGATGGACACGACATCGCCCGCGCCCAGCGCCAACGCCGAGGGTGGTAACGCAAAGCGGACGGCATCGCGCGCGACGCGCCCCTCCGCCAGCCACCGCTCCGCCGTCGCCTGCGCCTCCGACGCGCTCATCACCAGCGCAAGCTCGCTCTCCGCCGGGGTCCGCGCCTCCTCCCCGGGAAACGCCGCCTCCGCCGTCGATGTCTCGAAGTCGGAGAGCGCGCGGATGTATCCCAGCCGCAGCCGCCCGGGGCTCTCCGCCGCGGGCGCGCGCACGCGCTCCACGTCGCCGCCGATCTCGGAATGGCGAGCGAGCATGTCCCGCGACAGGCTGTCGGCGCTGCGCCCGGTCCGCATGGTGAAGCTCAGCGTGCCCTCGCGCTCCGCGGCGTTCACCCCGTAGCCCAGAAGGAGCGGCTGCAACGCGCCCCGCGCGCCCCCCGACAGATCCGCCTCGTAGCCGCGCACCAGTCCATGTGTCCGCCGCACGTCCGCGTCCGGCAGTCCGCAGCGGTCGCAGATATCCGCGATCACCGCCGCCAGCGACTCGTGGCTCGTCCGCCCGTTCAGCCAGTGACCCAGCGCATAATTCCCGCCATCGGTCCACAGGTCGGACCGCGTCGGAAAGGCCGGAAACGGCCGCGTATCCCACGCCCAGACATGTGCCTTCGACAGATCCACCATCGGGCCGCCGTAAACGGTACTGACGGGGTTGTTCGCCGGGTCGGCCCAATAGCCCAGAACCGCGCGGATGTACTGTCCCTGCAGATACTCGTCCCGCGACCCGCTGGAATAGTACGGCAGCCGCGATTCCGACGATTTCGGATCGATGAACTTGTTGGGCTGGTTGGTCGCACGGTCCACCGCCGCGCATCCGAACTCCGTGAACCAGATCGGCTTCGATTGCGGCTGCCACGCGGTCGGCGCCGCCTGCCGCACCCCGCCCCGGCGCTCGTGGTGCGGATTGCTCCACCACCCCACCAGGTCCTTGTACCGGAAAACCCAATCCTCCCCATGCGCCCCGTCGACGATGGGCACGCGGTTCTGCGCATCGCGCGCAGCCTGATCGGGGTAGAACCAGTCGTACCCCTCGCCCCCCGCGACCCCGGCCTTCAGGTAATCCATGTCGTAAATCGCCGAGACGCCGTCCCGCGCGTCGAGATGGTCCAGCCCCTCGCGCCAGTCGCTCAGCGGCATGTAATTGTCGATCCCCACGAAATCGACGGCGGGATCGGCCCACAAAGAGTCGAGGTGAAAATACACGTCGCCCGAGCCGTCCCGCGGCTGATAGCCGAAATATTCCGACCAATCGGCGGCATAGCCGATCCTGGCACCGCCCAGGATGCCGCGCACCTCGCCGGCCAGCGTCCGCAACCCCTCGACGAAGGGAAAGCTGTCACCCGCACCGCGGATCTGCGTCAGTGCCCGCAACTCCGAGCCCACGCAGAACCCGTCCACCCCGCCCGCCGCGGCACACAGATGCGCATAATGCAGGATAAAGCGCCGGTATCCGAAATCCGGCTCCTCGGCGATGTTGGAGACGACCGCGCGCTCCCCCCCCGAAGCACCCGCAAAGCCTTGGGCAACGAAATCCTCCGACGCCGCCGCCCCCAGGAACGCGGCGACCTCCGCCTGCGCCACTGCGGTCCGGTCCGGCGTCCCGGTGACACCCGGCGCCAGCGACGTCGTGATGCGCCCCCGCCACGGCAGCACCGGCTGGCCGATGCCCCCGGTCCAAGGATCGGGCAGGTCGTTGCCCGCCATCTGCTCCATCAGGATAAAGGGATAGAAAGTCACGTGATAGCCACGGCCTCGCAACTCGCGGATCGCGTCCACCACCGACTGGTCCGTCGGCGTGCCCCCGTAGATGGGGCGGTCGTCGACGTAGGGGACAACGCCCGCCACGTCCCGAGTCAGCCCCGACACGAACCACGGCACGGTGGTGGACTCGTCGCCCTGCCCTTCGACCCGTGGCAGCACCTCGCAGTCGCCGCAGCGCAGGTCGGTCCCGAACCAGCATACCACCAGCACCACGTTCCGACAGGTCGGAACCTCCTCCTCGAGCTGCCGCAGCGACACCAGGAAATCCGTGTCGCCCCCGGTCGTGTTGAGGTTGACCACCTTGGTCCGCCCCGGCCCGTCCTCGAACTCCGCCCGCCGCGTGTCCAGCGCATACTCCCCGGACCCCGGAATGAAGCACACGCCCTCGATCAGGGTCGAAAGGCTCTCGGCCCCCTCCGGCACCGACGAGTCCTCGGGCGGGCGCACCACCTCGAACGACAGCTGCGGCACGCGATTGCCATACTCGCCCAGTGGCATGTCCTCGATCACCACATAGGCGGTTCCCCGAAAGGCCGGCACCTGTCCGGCGCCCTCAACGGCCTCCATCAGCGGATCGGGCAGTTGGTCCTGCGTGCCGCGATACACTCGCAGATCGAGCCGCGAGGCGTCGATCTCCATCCCGTCGGCCCAGATCCGGCCCACACGCAGGATCGGCCCTTCGCCCAGCGCAACGGCAAGACTCACCGAATAGGAATAGGTCCTTGTCGTCGCCCCACCGCCCCCGCCGCCTTTGCCGCCGACCTTCTCCTTGCGCACACGCTCCCGAAACCGGGTGGACCAGATCACCTGACCGCCCACACGCGTCCGCGCGAAAACGCGTCCCATCGGCGCGCCTTCGCTCGCCCCGGTCACCCGGTAGCGCGAGAGCTTGCCGATCTCGACGACCTCGCTGCCCGCTCCCATCAGCCGCTGGTCGATCACCCGCCCGAGCGTCGCGCCGATCGCGCGCCCGATGATGACCGACGAGAGCCCCAGAACCGAGCCGCCGACGGCACCGCCGATCGCGGCGCCGGCCGCACCAAGCAGAAGGGTCGCCATGGATCATTCTCCGTGAATGGAACTGATGTCGGGAAACACGAACCGCGCCGCCACCCGGCGCGCCCAGGGCGTGCTCATGGGGCTCTCGATCACGCCGTACCCGCTCATCGAATGGATGAAGGTGGGGCCGCGGCGATCTTGCGCCGCAATCCCCAGATGCTTGGCCACGCTGCCCTGGCGCAGACGAAAGAGCAGCAGATCGCCCCGCTCCCCCGCCTCGACCGGCGGACGTTGCCGCAGATGCCGCGCGCAGGCCCGCCAGATCACCTCGGTCCGCGCCGGCTCCCCCCAATCCGGGGTGTAGGCGGGCAGATCCTCCGGCTCGGGCCCGTAGAGCGCCCGCCACACCCCCCGCACGAGGCCGAGGCAATCCGCCCCCGCCCCGCAGGCCGAAGCCTGATGACAATATGGCGTTCCGATCCACCCCCGTGCCAGCGTCACCACGCAGTCGCCAGTCGCGCTCATGTGCCCTCTCCGGGAAACCGCAAGTAGCTGCTCCCGTCGTGCGTCTGCCCCGCCCGCGGATACGACGTGATCCAGTCGTCTCCGGGAATGTGCGGAAACCCGCGGTAGTTGACCGCGTTGGCGAACTTCTCCCGGCAAGTGGCGAACCGCTTGTCGCAGCCCGCTTGCAGGCGCACCGCATCGCCCACGGCGATCCCGGCACGCAGGTCCTGCCACAGCTCGATCTCGCGCACGCCACCCAGCTCACGGTCGATCTTGACCTGGCCAACCAGCCCCGCGGCCGCACCGCTCAGCACTGTCAGGCGGCCCCGCTCGAACCAATCCGGCGCGAAACCGCCAAGACCGGCAAACCGGAAGCGCCGCCCGGCGTCCACCTCCGCCACGGCCGCCTCTGCCGAATAAGCCGCGCCCGTCATGTCGACCCCGCAGGAAGCATCCCCGAGGATCGCCGCGCAGGTCCGCTGGTACACCTGCTGGCGTGGCTGGTTGAGCTCCTCCGACAGGCCCCGCAGGTCCGCGCGAAACGCGCCAGCCGCGCGGGTCACCTCTCCAATGAACCCGCGAAACAGCACCATGCGCTGGCCCGGGTCGCGCCAGTTCACCAGCCACGTCGTCACCCGCGCCCCGTCGTAGCGTCCCGCCGCGATGTCAGCCTCGGTAATCGCCTCGTCGGTAAGCGCGCCCTCGGCCTCCACGTTGTCCACCGCCAACCCGGTCGTCTGCGTCAGCATGCCAGCCGTCAGGCCGGTGCCCGCCCGAAACGTCCACCCTTCAAAAGCCAGATCCCTGTCATGGTCGGTGAAGCCGAGCCGCATACCGTCGGCCCGCTCCATGCCCCACGCCCGGCACACGGTCGTCGCCCCGCCCGCCAGATGCCCGAGCAGCGCATCGCGCGCGGCACTCATGTCCGGATCTCCACCACCGGTACGTTCGGCACGTTTCCGGCGGCGAAACCGGCATAGGAGATCTCAAGCCGATCCGTGTCGAAGCGCACCGGCACGTCGAACTCGTAGCCCGCCGTGATCGCCGCCCCCGCCGCCGGCGGCGACGCGAAAACCAGCAGACCGGTCGCCAGATCGACCGTCCAGTCCGGCCCCTCGGTCAGCGCCACGCCATCGACGGCAACGCGCACCGTCCCCGCAACCGGCTTGCCGATCACCCGGGTATAGCTCTGTCCGCCCGAGGCATAATGCTTGCACAGGCCAAAGGCAGTCTCGCTCCCGTCCCCGGTCCCGATCCCTTGGTCCGTTGCGGACACCGACGCCGACGCCGGGCACGAGCGCCAGTCCGCCCAGTCCCGCCAGCGAAACCCGTAAAGCCGCCCGCGCCGCGCCTCGAAGAACGCGATCAGCGTCTCGATATCGTCGAGCGACCGCACCCCGAGCCCCGCGTCATAGCGCCTGCGAGAGTTCTCCCAAGGCGAATTGCGCTCCTCGAAGCCATTGGCGAGCGTCACGATCTCCGTGAACCGCTCCGGCCCCCCGCTCGACCCCTGGCTCAACGCCGTCGGGAAGCGCACATCATGAAATCCCATCGGAAACTCCCCTCAGCGGTTGCGTTGCCCGCGCGCCAGCGCGCGGCCGACCTGCGCCGCGATCTGCCCCTGCCCGCGGCGAAAGCTCTCCGCGTCCGGCGTCGAGACGTTCATCACCACCTGGATCGGGCGCGCCCCGCCCGACGACTTCACGCCAAGACTCCCGTCGGCGCCCCGCTCCAGCGGCAGGATCGCCTCCGGCCCCGCCTCGCCCATCAGCCCGGTGCCCCCGCGCATCGGAAACGTCGTTGGCGAGGAAACGACGCCGCCCTTGGCGAACGGCATCACGCGCCCTTGCGTGAACGCGCCTCCCTGCGCGAACCCCAGCGCGCCAACGCCCGCCCCCAAAAGCCCGCCGAGTTGCCGCGCGATCGGGTTGATCGCCGAGGAATACGCCGCGTTGGCAACGGATTGCCCAACCAGCCGCAACGCGTCCGACGCCTTCATTCCGTCGAAGACCAGCCCGTCGAATGCCCGCCGCAGCCCCCGGCTGATGCTGTTCGAAAGCGTTCCCACGCTGCCCTGCGCCGCGCTCATGCTCGCCCGCATCCGCGTCAGCTCGGCGTCGAACTGCGCCACCATCGCCCCGGCGCCGCCAAGGCCCTCCTCCAGCCGTTCGAGCTGGTCCTCGAGCGCCTCCGCGCGCGATTGGAAATCATCGGCCATCGCCGTCCTCTCCCCTGTCAGGATACCTGCGCTCCAGGGCGTCGAGCGACAGCCGCGTCATCGGCCCACGCCCCGCCAGATCGCGCCCGGAAAACAGGGCGAACTCCACCGGCGTCATTGCCCAGAAGTCGCGCGGCCGAAGCCGCAACTCGCCCAGCCCGAGCCGCATCAGCCCGCCCCAGTCGAGCCCCGCGCGCTCCGCCCCGCAGCCGGGCCCGCCATCGGCTCCGCCCCGCGCCACGTCACGCCCCGGGCGGCGTGAACGCCGCCACCAGCAGCGCCGCGGCGACGCGGCTGGCCTCCAGCGGCCCGCCGCCGATCTCCGCGCTCAGCAGATCCTCCGCCGTTCCGCGCCATCCGCCGCCGCGCAGCCCTGCCACGATCAGCGCCAGCACGTCCGCCGAACGGTGCCGCCCCGTCTCGAACCGCTCGATCAGCTCGACGAGAGTTCCACCGTCGAGCGCCGCCTCCAGTTCGGCAAGCGCGCCCAGCGTCAGCTTCGCCACGCGCCGCTCCCCGTCGACGACGAGCGCGACTTCTCCCGCCCACGGGTTCGCCATCGCTCAGGCCGCCGTGAAGGTGATCTCGCCGGCCGACGCCATCGAGATCTCGTAGGTCGCCTCGCCGTCGTAGCTGCCCGCGTACTCGATCGCGGTGATCTGGAACGGCCCCTCCATGGTGCCGAAATCCGGCACGATCACCTGGAATCGCGGAATGGCCGAGGCAAAGAACACCTCCCGCGCCCGCGCGTCCGAGGCCCCGTCCTTGAACACGCCCGAGCCCGAAAGCCCCGCCGCGCGCACGCCCGCGCCGCCCAGCAATTCGCGCCACCCGCCGGCACTTTCCAGCGTCGTGATGTCCACCGTCTCCGCGTTGAGGCTCAGCCGCGAGGCCCTCAGCCCCGCCAGCGTCTCGAACGCGCCGCCCCCCGCCGTCTCGATCTTGATCAGCAGGTCCTTGCCGGATTGAGCGCCCATGGCTCCCCTCCAAAGTCAGAATTGTCAGAAATCGCGAGACGCGCCGGCATCGGCGCGGCAAGCCGCCCATTCCACTTGCGGCGCGACGGGCACCTCGTGCCCGCCCGCCGCCGGAGGCGCCTCAATCGTCCGCCACCACCGCCGAAAAGCGCAGGTCGATCCGCCGCCGCGTGCCCCGCCCCGCCCGGCGCGCCGAAGCCCGCCGAAAGTCCATGCGCACGACCCGCCCGCGCGACAGCGGCGGCCGCGCATCCACGAGCACGTCCGAGATCGCCGCCGCGAGCGTCTTGGCGGTCAGGAACCCGCCCTGGTCGGCGATCACGCTCACGGTGAACTCGTGCCGCGCCATGTGGCCCGACATCTCGCCCCGGTCCCGCACATCCTCCGGCCCCAGCATCACGTAGAGCGGTGGGATCTCGCCCACCGGCGCCGCGTCGAAGATGCGCCCCGCCGCCATGCCCTGCACCGCCGGATCGGCTTCCAGAAGCCCGTAGATCGCGGTCTGAAGCGCCGCAGCCGCCCCATAGCTCATGCCGCCACCTCCTCTTCCAGTGCATGACAGGTCAGGAACCGCCCGGCCCGGTCCGCCTCGGCGACGGCGATTATGCGAAACGCGCGCGCCCCCTCGCGAAACCGCTGGTCGGGCCGCGGCCGTGAAACGCGTCCGACCGGTGCGGCGCGCACCGTGATCGTCCAGGGCACCGAGGTCGCCGCGACGAAGTCGCGGTCGAGCTCGCGGCCCTTGCCGGGCTTCAGCTCCGCCCAATGATCCCCAAGCGGCATCCAGGTCTCGGCATAGCCGCCCGCACCGTCCGGAACGCGCTCGCGCGTCTCCAGCGTCAGGCGCCGGGTCAGCACCGGCTCCCGCCCGCCCCTCACCGGCTCCTCCCGCCAAGGCGAATGGGCCGCCACGCCGCGATCAGCCGCGACACGCCGTAGGGGATACGCTCCGCTCCCATCCGCGCCTCGTACCGATATTCGTGGTAATAGGCCGCCAGCAGCACGACCGCATGGCCCAGATCGGCCGGCACGTTCGGCCAGCCGGGGCCGAACCCGGCCTCCAGCGTCACCCGGGCAACCCCCCCGTGGGGAATGCCCGGCAAGCAGGCGCCAAGGGCGACAAGCTCGGGGTGATGCACGTCGCGCTTCAGACTGTAGCGCGCCGCATCCGCGATCGTCTCGACACCCCCGTGATCGACGAGCGCCACCAGGCTGACATCGCGCACCGGCGCCACCGGCAGGGACTGCCGCAATGACGCCTCCCATGCCGTCGTCTCATAGACGAACTCCCGCAGGATCAGAGCCTTCCCTGTCCATGCCTCGACCGCCGACATCGCGGCGCGCAGATAGGTCTCGAGCAAGCCGTCCTCGAACCCGCTATCGGTAAATCCCGTGCCCAGCCGCAGATGGTCGCGGAACTGGGTCACCGGCAACGCCTCTGTCGGCACCGCCGTCACTTCGGTCAGCATCATCAGCTCTCTCCGCTCGCCGTCCAACCCTGCCGGAGGGCGCCCCCGCGCCCCCCGGCCCGCGCCGATCAGCTCGCCGAGAAGCGCAGCACCTTGATCGCGGCAAAGTCCGTGACATCCCCGCCCACGCGCTTGGTGGCGTAGAACAGCACGTTCGGCTTGGCCGAGAACGGGTCGCGCAGCACGCGCACGTCCGGGCGCTCGGCCACCGTGTAACCCGCCGAGAAGTCGCCGAAGGCGATCGCCGGCGCATCGGCGCCGATATCCGGCATGTCCTCGGCGATCACGACCGGATAGCCCAGCAGGCGCGCCGGCTGGCCCGCCGCCAGCCCGTCGGCCCAGACGAACCGGCCCTCGGCATCCTTGAACTTGCGCACCGCACCCGCGGTCCGGGAGCTCATCACGAAGACAGCGTTGGCGCGGTAGGGTGCGGGCAGCGCGTAGACGAGGTCGATCACCGAGTCGATCGTGCCGTTGAAATCGCCCGAAGCACCCGACGGCACATAGCCGATATTGCCCCAGCTCCACGCCGCATTCGCCACCATCGGGTGATTGAGAAAGCCGCGCGGCTTGCTATCGCCGTCGCCGTTGATGAAGGCCGCCGCCTCCGCCATGGTGAACTTCTCCGCGATGCGCGTGGCGAGCCATGCGTCGATGTCGAACGCCGCATCGTCCAGCAGGCGCTGCGACGCCTTCGGCATCGCAGACAGCTCGTGCAGCCGGATCGCGACCCGCTCGAAGGCGGGCGTCGCCGTCTCCGACTGCGTCCCCGTCTCCGAGGACCAGCCCGCGCCGAGCTCGCCGCGGTCAACCAGCACGTCGTAGCTGCCGCCCTCGACATTCACCACGTTGGCCACCGACCGGATCGACGCGGTGCTGTCCAGAACCGACCGGATCGTCTCCGATGTCTGGGGATCGACAAGGTATCCGCCATCCCCGACCACCGCCGTCGACATCGCCTTGCTCTCGATCCCGAGGCCGCGCAGCGCGTCGTCGTCGCCCGAACGCAGATACGCCTCGAACGCCTTGGCGTGCGGAGCCGCGAGATCCTCGTGCTCGGGCGTCGAGAGGGCGGGGCGCCCCATGGGGGCCATTTTGCGATCCAGCATGGTCAGTCGCTCTTCCTGTTTGGTGATCGTTTGAAGGGTCTCGGCGCGAAACGCCCTGAAGTCGTTCAGGAAACCCTGAAGCGCCGTCTTGATGTCGTAGGCGGGTCCGGCCCCGTCGCCGCCCGCCTGCTTTCGCGAAGGCGCACCGGTTCCGGGCCCGGCCGAAGGATCGGTCGTGCTCATGAGGTCCTCATTCTTGCTCTGGGTCCGAACGCCGCTCAGCAGGCGCCCATGTCGCGGCGGGCGGCCTCGATGGCCTCCGCCAGCTCGTGCAGGAGCGGCGGTTCGGGCTCCTCGCCCTTCGCCCCCACCCGTGCCTCTGCAAGCATCGGAAAGGTCACGAGCGACACCTCCCAAAGCTCCAGTTCGTGCAGCAGCCGGCGCCCGGCGCCGTCCCGCGCCGCGCGCTTCGTGCGATAGCCGATGGACAGCCCGTCGATCGCGCCCGCCGCGATCAGCGTCGCCGCCTCCCGCCCACGCGCCACCTCCGGCAGAAGCCGTCCCTTCACGACAAGACCGCGCGCATCCTCGCGCACCTCGTCCCACACGCCGATCGGTTGCGCCGGATCGTGCTGCCACAGCATCTTCACCTTGCGCCCCTCGGCCGCCAGCCGCGCGAGCGAGGCCGCATAGGCACCCGGCTGCACCACGTCGCCCCCCCGGTCGGCCAGACCGTAGAGCGAGGCATAGCCCTCCACCCGCATGCCGTCGGTCAGGCTCACCCCCGTGTCGTGGGTGCAAAATTTCGTCTCGAGCCCATAGGCGTCCGTCATCACGCTTCCCCCTCCATGTCCGCGGGAAGGCCCAGCAGAACGCGTTTCTCCGAGGCGGTCAGGAAATCCGCCGCGCCGATCCTGCGCCACGCCGCCTCCCGCTCGGGCCCGAGCGCCGGCACCTGGTCCAGATCGGGCTTCATCTCCACCGGCTCGCCGCCGAATTGCGCCAGCCAGTGCGACAGGTCCGCCAGAACCCGCGTCGCCAGCGGCAGAATCGTCAGGCGGTAGAACGCCCGGTTCGCCTCCTGGTAATTTGCGTAGGTCGCGTCGCCCGGAATGCCGAGCAGCATCGGCGGGACGCCGAAGGCCGTGGCGATTTCCCGCGCCGCCGCTTCCTTCGTCTTCTGGAACTCCATGTCGGAGGGCGAGAAGCCCATCGGCTTCCAGTCGAGGCCGCCCTCCAGCAGCATCGGCCGCCCGGCGTTCCGCGCCCCCTGATGATGCGCCTCCATCTCCGACAAAAGCCGCTCGTATTGCTCCGCCGAGAGCGTCCCCGCACCGTCCTCGCCGTGATAGATGATCGCCCCCGAGGGGCGCGCCGCGTTGTCCAGCAGCGCCTTCGACCATTTCGAAGCGGCGTTGTGCACGTCCACCGCCTGCGCCGCCGCCATGAAGGGCGACAGCCCGTAATGGTCGTCGAGCGGGTGGTACTGCTTGAGGTGGCAGATCGGCGCCGTCTCCCCGCCCACCGCAAAGCGATGCTTCTTCGCGCCCACCGTGTAATCGTAGGCGACAGGCCAGCCATCCGCGCCAGGCACGACGCTCATGCGGTCCGAGCGCAGAACGTGCAGCTCCACCGGCACGTCCGCGCCGCCCACGGCCTCGACATATCCGTTCCCGCTCAGAAGCAGCTGCGCATAGAGCGCCTCCAGCAGATCCGCCCGCCCCTGCCCCGCATTCGGGCGTTCCAGAAGCGCCAGCACCGGATGCGCCTCGTAGCGCCGCCCGCGATCCTGGCAGACCAGCGGCAGCGCCGCCGCCGCCTCCGCCACCAGCTTCACGGCGCGAAAGCCCACCGGGTTCCCCACGAAGCCCGCCCGCGTCAATGCCCCCGACTCGCGCGATGTCCAGACGGACCGCGCAGGCCCCAACGGCACGCCGAGCCCGCCGGTGGCCGAGGCCTTCACCTCCTTCACCGGCACCGCGCGCACCGGAACCGGCGTCGCCGTCCCCTCGGGGGCCGCCTTCGCCTCCTCCGTGGGCGCCCTTCGGCGCCAGGGAAGTGTCAATCCCATCCCGTTCACTCCTCTCCGGCGGGCCGAACGGCCCTCTCTGTCATGGGGTCGATCCCGGCCCCCTGCCAAAGCGGCAGGGGGCGGGCCAGAAAGCGGGAAGGGCGCGCACCGCGCCGCCCTTCGCTCCGCTTCCATCTCGTGTTCGTCAGAGCGCGTTGCACCCAGCCGCGGCTACCGCGCCAGCGACCGGATCCCCGGATCCCGCAGCCGCCGCACCGGGTGGATCATCAGTTCCGTCAGCGCCCAGACCAGCGCATCCAGCCGGTCCGGGCTACCGCTGCCCTGAAATCCGCCGACCGTCATCTGGCACATCTGCTCTTCCAGCGCCTGCAGCCCCGGCAGGTGCCGGACGCGCCCCTGTTCGTAGAGCGCCGCGACAGGCTCCGCCCGGCTCGCCTTCGACCGCGTGGCATGAACCGCGCGATAGGGCAGATTGGGGTCGAACTGGTCGAGCACCTGCTTGACCATGTCGCCCCCCTGGTTGACCTCCGCCACCAGCTTGTCCGCTTGATGCCGGTCCATCGCCGCCACCGCCGCATGGGCCCAGGCCGAGGGCGAAGCGCCCGCCAGGCTCGCGTCCTCGATCACCCAGGCGACCCAGTCCTTAGGCGGCCCGTCCATCCGGACACCGGCCACCACGATCCCGCACATGTCCGAAGACCGCTTGCCCGTCGCCGGCGGATCGACGGCGACGACCACCCGGTCGAGTTCCGGCGCATCCCGCGCCGCTGCCGCCTCGAGCGCGGCGAGCGACCAAAGCGCCCCCTCCGCCTCGTCCAGCAGTTCCCCGTCGAGCTCCTGCCGCCCGAGCCGCGTCCCGCCGTAGCGCTGCTGCACCTCTTCCAGGAACGACGATGCGAGGTTCGCGCGGTTCTCCTGCGTCGCTCCGTGCGTCATGATGGTGGACGACGCCTGCATAAGGCGCTTCAGAATGCCCACGTTGCGCGGCGTCGTGGTCACGCAGGCGCGCGGCTCCTCGCCCAGCCGCAGGGCGAATTGCAGCATGTCCCACGTGTCCGCCGCCCGCGGCCACTTCGCCAGCTCGTCCGCCCAGGCCGCGTCGAACTGCGGCCCGCGAAGGCTCTCCGGATCATGGGCCGAAAGAACCTGCGCCACCGCGCCGTTCGGCCATTCCAGCCGCTTGCGGGTCGCCTGCCATTCCGGCCGCCGGTCCGGCGGCGTACAGGCAAGGATTCCGCTTTCGCCGAACACCATCACCTCCCGCGCCTGATCCAGCGTCTCGCCCACCAGCCCGATCCGCCGCGCCTTGCCCGGATCCATCGGCCCCGCGCCCTCGACGATGCTGCGCACCCACTCCGCCCCGGCCCGCGTCTTGCCGGCGCCGCGCCCCCCCAGGATCAGCCAGGTGCGCCACTTGCCTTCCGGCGGGATCTGATGCGGAAGCGCCCAGAACTCGAAGATCCACGGCAGCGCCCGCAACGTCTCGTCGCTGAGCGCATCCAGGAAGTCGGCCTCATTCCGCGGCGTTCCTGAGATGAGCCAGCCTGCGACGTATCTCAGCGCGCGCGGCGGCAAGGTCGAGTGACACATCCCCAT